GCAAGGTGGGGTAAAGGATGTGCCGAGGTTCTACCTCGCCACATCCTAGTATTACCCCCACCTTGGCACATGGCACATATGCCCACAATTATCAAAAATTGTCGGAGTGGTGCGGTGTTTCAAAATTTTGATGATTTTTAAAACTCCGCCACGCCTATATAAGCAGAGCATTTTTAATATTAATTATCAAAAAAATGTCTGCTGCAAAGAACTGGTGCTTCACTATTAATAATTATACTCAAGACGAAATGGAATTAATGGATGTCTTATCTATGAGAGTACCAGCAGAAATATCTTATCTAGTTATTGGTAGAGAAACTGGGGAAAATGGAACGCCACATTTTCAAGGGTTCATTCAATTAGTTAAAAAGCAAAGACAGAATCAGGTTAGAAATTTATTGGGTGGAAGAGCACATGTTGAAGTAATGTCTCCTAGATCAAATCCTTTTGCTGCTGCTCTTTACTGCAAAAAAGAAGGTCAATTTGTTGATTATGGAATTCTTCAAAATGCTGGTATGACTCTTTTACAGTCTGAATGTTATGCAAGACTTATTCTCGCTGATTAAAAAATAAAATTTATTATTAGGAAAAAGAAACGATTTAGAGAGTTTGAAAGAGTCCATTAAAGCTGGAAAACGCGGTTTAGAATTAATGGAAGACCACTCTGCGTCTTATGCTAAATACCCTAGGTTTATTCATGATTATATACGCGCACTTGAAGAAGCTAAAGTGACGCGTTCTGATTTAATACCTCGGGATGGATGGCAGACAGAGCTTGTTAGAGACCTTGAAGTTGTTGCCGACTCAAGGAAAATTATATGGTTTATTGATACTACTGGTAATAGCGGGAAATCTTATTTCGCTACTCACTACAACTCTAAAACAAGTTATTACGTTACCGGAGGAAAAGCCGCTGACATCTTCTACGGGTACAAGTACGAGGAAGTCGTTTTCTTTGATCTAGCAAGAATGAAACAAGAGTATGTCCAATATGATGTAATGGAGTCATTTAAAAATGGACAATTCTATTCTACTAAATACGAAAGTAAAAATGTCAAATTTAACACGCCTCACGTGGTAGTGTTTTCAAACTTTGAACCTGATCGCGCTATGTTAAGTCACGATAGATGGGATATACGCGTCATTTAAAAAATAAATAATATGGCAGGTTCTAGTGATTATATGAGAAATTATCGTACTCCTACTTCTAATAGACGTAAGAGAAATAGACGGTCCAGTACATCAAGTCGTTTTAATAGTGCGGTTGATACATTAGCTGGTATGGCTGCTGATGCTGGAGGAGTCGGATCCGCGTATCGTGGAGGTAAATTAGCTTATACTGCAGCTAAGAAGATGTTTAAAGGAAAAAGGTTGTTTCCAAAAGCCGCAGTTAAAGGCTATTCTGGTTATACTAGAAATGCTGGTAAAATTAAGAAAGGAAAAAAATATAGTAAAAAGATTAGTGTAAAAGGACAGTTAACTGATTATGGTATAACTAATAAAGGGATTCAGACTCATTTTGAGTTTAGAAAGACAGCTACTGGTGTTAATACTGAAGGATTATTTATCGGTCATACGTCTTTACCTGGGAAACAAAGCGGCATTAACTTTTGGCGCGCTATATTAAAATATTTAATGGTTAAAGCTACTGTTGAAGTACGTGATTACGGTAAACGTATGTTTGATTTTGGGTTTGGTAATTTCGATCAGATTGTAGTTTATTGGTATGAAGCTGTCGAACAAGCACAACCATTTACTATTATTGCAACTATTAATACTAATACAACATTCGATCAAGTTGCAGCACAGTTAGCTAATTCATTTGCAGCAATTGGTGATGCTTTATCAGCCAATGCTTGTAGGTTAGATTCTATTGTATATATACCTGTTAATTCTCCAAATCCTGAACTTACAGCTAAATTATCTCGCACTACAGTTAATTTAAATTGTGCGAAGATAGCAGTTAGTACTGTATCTAAGTTGAAGATTCAAAATGTAACAGTTGAGGTAGCTGCTGATAATGAAGCTGATGATGTTACGCGAGTTCCTTTACAAGGACGAATGTATAATTGTAAAGGGAACAATGTTGAGTTTAAATCAAATCGTAATTGTTTACCTGGATTTTTTGACGCTAGTGATGAAGTAGCATTGTGTCAGACATTTACAAAAGGTACTTCTTCTATATTTGGAGGAAATACTCAAAACTTTTATGGCGAAGGTACACAGACTCCGTATTATAAAACTACTGAGATGCCGCAGCCATGGGAAATTACTAATTGTAGTCGGACTGGAATGTTTACTGTTCAACCTGGTGATATAAAAACGTCTACATTAAATAATAAGTTTACTGTCAGTATAAATTATATGTTTAGATTGTTGTATCAATTAAGAGTAGGTCGAACAGGTGTTTTGGGATATAATCCAAAATTAGGAAAAACAGCAGCTATGTATTTGGAGAAAGTAGTAGGTAAAGCGCCGACTGCATCTAATTCTGTGACTATATGGACAGAATTGGAATTCAAGCAAAGTATGTGTGTAACTGGAAAGATGAATACTTATACTCTTCCTATAACTTATCAAGTTGATTTTGTTACTTAATAAAACTGTTAATGTTCATTACTTAGAAAACGACGGCCTCGGTCGCGTTTTCAAGTGATTAGCTTGCTAATATCAAAGATATATGATCTATATCCATCGCGACAAACAAAAGGCAGCTTGCTGCGCTTTTTTTTATCTGTTGAGTTACGTGTCGCGAATCCATTGCGCAAGGTGGGGTAAAGGATGTGCCGAGGTTCTACCTCGCCACATCCTAGTATTACCCCCACCTTGGCACATGGCACATATGCCCACAATTATCAAAAATTGTCGGAGTGGTGCGGTGTTTC